TTGTTCGGCAATCGAAATTCCAGCCTTTGAACCAGCGTCTAAAACCTGAGTTAATGCTTCCTGGCTTAAACCTCTATCTAGCAGGCCTTGAATTTTTAGGCTGTAATCTTTAATTCCTGCAACCTGGTCGCGCAAACCCTGTAGAAATCCTGCGCCTGTTTCCTCGCCTGCAGCCTGAGCGTCAGAGAAACTGAATGCCGATTTGATGCCGTCTGCAACCTCTGTAGCAAAATCTGTGAACGCCGTTTTGGCATCGTCAAGTGCAGTCTTTGCATCATCCAGTGCAACTTCTAGTTTGTCTTTTAGGGCGGCTGCAAAACTATCTACTTCCTTTTTTGCGCCGCCTGTTTTCTCTTGTGACTCACGCAGTTTCTTATTGAACAAACCTGCTGCATCTGCAGCGCGCATTTGTTGCGTGGACGAAACGCCGAGTTTGTCGTTGTATGCGCCAGTGGCTTTTTCTACATCGACCGTATTAGAAACCAGTTTTAATAAATTTCCAGCAAAAACAAAAACTTGAGATGAAGCCTTAAACGCCTCGGTTGCGATGAACCCTAATCCCTTCCCAATAATGTTAAACGTCTGAGGGTTTCGTTTTACCCAGTCACTAATTGCGAGCAACTGTTTAGTGAACTCCTCCATTTTGGGCAATAGTTTCATGCCGAGTTCTGCTTGCAAGTTTGCAAACTCAGCCTTAAGTGAACGTTGAGAGTTGGCTAGGCCGTCGCTGGTTCGAAGGAAATCACCCTGCGCATCGCCAGTCTGTTTATAGATTGCGGCTTGTGCAGCAAGGATTTTCTGCGACGATGTGAGAGCCTTTTTCCCGTCAGAGATTCCGAGGTTTAAGGCTTCCTGACGTAACGTGGCATCATCCAGGAGAACACCAAAACGGCGCAATGGTTCGGCCTCACCGCGCAACGCTGCACCAATAGCAAGTACAGCCTCCTCAGGGCTTGTGTTATTAAAGGACGCAAGGTCAGTAGCAAGCACCGTGAAGTCGTTGGAAAACGTTGCTAAATCCTCGCCGCCCAAACCTGCTGCTTTACCAAATGTGCCGAACGCACCTGCTGCGTCAAGAACAGATTGCTTGCTTTGTCCAAGTTGACGCGCTGCAGTAGCAGCAAAATCATTAACACTTTTCGCGCCCTTGCCAAAAATGACGTTGACCTTCGACATCGATTCCTGCATATTTGACGCGGCATCGATAGCGGGTTTGATAACTGCAGCAATACTTCCAATGGCGGCGGCGGCTGGAATGACTGCGCGCTGCAACAGGAACATCGCTTTAGAGCCGTTGCCCTCTAGTTCATTAAAAGACTTTTTTGCAGCGTTGATTCCAGCAGGGTTGAACTCTGAAATGATGGGGATATTGATTGCCATTTAACGCCAGAAATCTTTCATTACATCGTTGACTAAATCTTTTACAGCCGCGTCGATCTTAGTTTGATTCTTTTCATATGCAGGCCACATCGCACGCGAAGCACTGCCAAATCCTTCCTGAACTAATGCCTGGTTCATTTTTGATCCTGGGCGTTTCTTGCCCGCCATGTCATAAAGCGAACCCCAACCAGTCTTTTGTTGGATAATGAACGCGCCTACTGTTTCGTAAACCGCGCCCTTTGCAACGTTTCGGTTGCGTGCTTTTCGAGTGTTGATCTTGGCAACTACGCCCTTTGCCACTAGGCCACCATCCCAACCGCCCAGTTTCTTATACGGTTTACCCATACCAGAAAGAGGCGGCTCATTAGGAAACCTTGCTTTAGCGTCCTGGATCACAGGCTTCACGATGTCTTTATAGCGTTTGGTGAACTGGCGTCGAAGTTTAGGGTCAACCTTATTCATCTGGCGCAGTGCCTCTTTAACGCCTCTGACCTGAACTTTTAATTGGACACTGCTCATCGCCTCTGCCTTTCCTTAGCCTGATCATTAAGAACACTAATGACGGTAAGCAGGTCGCGCGTGTCAAACTCTATTTCGTGCGGAAAATACCCAGTTGCAACTAGAAGTTCGGCTAGTTGCCTTCGGTAAGTTCCGCGTCCGTAGGGTTTGGGTTCGTCATGTCCACCGTTTCAATTTCCATGTTTGGATGTTCCTCCAACCATTGTTTCGGTGTGTTCCCTACTGAGTGACCAGATTTTTTGAGCATAAAATGCGCCCAGTAAACCATGTCCATGATGCCGATTCCGCGACCGTCAGAGACCTTTCGGTTTTCTGTTTGTTCCCACATTGCGATGCACAACAAATTAGTTGTAACGACAATAGGGGTATCGCCAGGGGTCTCAGTGACCTTGATTGTTAGTTTCACTTTTTCTCCTTGTGTCGGGTCAAGTGATGACCGTGATTATGCGATTGAGAGGTCTCCGCCAACAAACGTCAGATCAACTGTTGAAAGTTCTCCAAGATTTGCGTTGATCAAAGGCATCGATTCTAGGTAGCAATTCGCCAGAGTAATAACCTTCGAAACTGCACCATCAGTAACAGTAGCGACGACAGTTGTTGTCACGCCAACCAATGGCTGAATTGTTGCGAAAGTTTCTCCTGCAACATATGACTGCAGCAAGGTCATCGTGATTTCATTATTGTACAAACCGCCTCGGAAACGCCTTGACGAATTTGTTAGCGTCGTTTGGTCGAGAGTCTCACGCAGTTCAGTCACGCTGAGCATCGTGCATTGATCCGCCACGTCCACCGCGTTCACGGTAAGGGTGGTGATTCCGCTTAGATAAGTGCTAGTAGCCATTTGATTACTCCTTAGGTGTTTTCTTTATGGTAGGTGATTTCTTAGGGGTTTCGGTGGATTCTTTTTCAACAGTGACAAAGCCGCCAGCAACGAGTGCTTCAATGTTTACGCCTGGAGTCGGCTCATACTCATCGCCCACGATGCCTACCCTGGCTGATGCAATTAGGTATTTCATAATGACGAGGCCTCCATATTTACGATGAGTTCATAGCAAGGATACAACGCGCCGCCTATTTCGATTGACGATGGTCTGCCCTCGGTGATTGCCACGTTTGCGTCCAACAGTTGGGCTGCCATGTTTAGGAGTTTTCTTTGCGCGTCGAGGTTAAATGGGCTAGGAACAATCAACTGAACTGGAAAAGTCAACTGGATTCTTTTGTTTAGCAGGAAAGGCGTCGTGAACGTTGGGGCGTTAATAAACGCACAGGCTGACTGGATGTTTCGTGGATCGGTCACAATGGGGATCGGTGGTGACATTGTCTGCAGCGTCGCTGCAAGGTCGTCTAAAGCCGTGTTGAGTAGGTCTGTGTACGCGGTAGGCATTAGGCCACTGCTGGACGTGATATGCCGAGTAGTTGTTGCACCATTGCCGAAAGTGCGACGGGTGGTTGCGAGCCCATCGAATCAAAGGAACTGAACTGGTCGACCGATCCTCTTTGACGGTAGAGCGCGCCGCCATACATCACTACGCCAAGTTTTACGTCTTGGCTCGGAACAGTCGTGAGCGAGTCGAAATAATTCGATTCCTGTCGTCTGCGATACGCGAATTGGTTTGCTGCTGCTGCACAGATAGTAAGAAACGACTGATCCCCTGCCGTCGCTGTGGCGAGGTAGAGCCAGTCTGCGATGTCGTTAGCCGTGATCCAGGTGCAGACTTGCGTGTAAACGATTGACCCTGTTGTTAGATATGTGAAGTCAACGTTTGCGCCTGTGCACGCAAAGAGAACTTGATTTTGACGAGAGTTGTTTTCATTGAACATTGGTTCTCCAGTGGTGGAGTCAATGCCGATAAATTCATGTTCGGGCAAATCCAAAATTTGAAACGTGCCATTAAACGGCGCGCCAATTCCTGAAACTGTGATTGACTGCCCTACTGCAAACTCATTATTTTCAAGAGTTTGCAAAACGGCATAGTTGTCAATCAACAGTTTGCTGGATGTGTTGTAAGTAGCCATGAGCGGTTAGCCCGCTTTCGACTAGGCGACGGTGATTGCTTGGATGAACTGTGAACCTGCAACTGCTGATGGATTCTGTGCATCGTTAACAAATGTCGAGAAGTAGCCATAGTAGGAGAAGGTGCGAGCGAGAATTTCTGGGTTCTCAACTGAGCGCATTCCCTGCTGTGCTTCGTAGAATTCGACTGCTGGCGCGTGAACTACGAGCATTGTGCCCGAGGCCAAGTTGCCGTCAACAACAATTTCAAGTCCGAGTGGGTTCATTCCCGACCATGATGCTGCTGAGCCTGCGCCAAGTGTGTTCTGACCA